TAAATCCCGGATTGTAAGGCTTACCCAATAATCAACCCCTGTGTGTGTCTGTCTTGAAAGTAAAAGTGCATTTTCTCTTACCCAAGTTCCGGGGTTTAATCCGTTAAGCCTGTTGTTACTAAAAAATCCCTGCTCTTATTCTTAATTTTTCCAAAATCACGGATAGGTAAATGCTCGATAAGGTCACTTCCTACGCCTGCTGCTCTCGCTGCCATTTTCGACAGGAAAGACGTTGAAATTTCCGGTGATAATACATACTCGCCAACTGCTGCCATTTCATTTTCAACGGCAATCATATCCGAACCTAAAAGACCCTCAAAATCAAAAGTCAACTTATCGTATGTCTTTCCCTCAAACTCAAAGGGGTTCTTAAATACATGGGTATAATTTAATCCGTCTGTGTCCGATTCGGTCACATTTACTTTCTTTTCTTCTACTGCTGCCGTCTGCTTTACATCTTCCATTGCGTTTAATCCTCCAATTTTCTATTAAATACAGGAAAAGCACGGTTTCCCGTGCTTATTTTCCAAGTGCCTTTCTTACATCCGCCAAGTAATCTTTTCCGTTTGCATAGTAGATATAATTAAGCGGGTCAATCTCCAACTTTTTCTTGCCGTTAATGTATGTAGCATAATAACTTACTGCATACTCTCCGCTTACCTCCGCTGCCGCTGCCGTGGCAACTTTTCCGGGGTTAAGTTTCTTCGGGGTTACTACAAGAATATGTTTTACTGATACAACCTCTGTAGTACCCTTTACGGTATCTTTCTGCTGCTGTGCTGCTCTTAAATCAATATTGTGCTGTCTAGGCTCATGTAATTTAATTGCATTGTTTGTTACCGTTCTGAAATTGAGGGTAAGGCTCATTGCTTCAATCGCACCTAAAATTACAGATTCGATTTTACCGCCAATGCCGGCCCCGCTGATTTCCTCTGTAATATTTGAAATTTCGGGTAAGGTTACTTCGGAGATTCCGATATATTCCGTTGCATCTTCGTACACCGCAAACCCGATTACTGTTTCGTCAATCTTTGGCATCCTGTTTTACCTCCTATGCAAAAATGTTTTCGAGATAACTTACGTCATACTCTAATACAAAATCAAGTTCCTTTGCAGGACTTGGCGGTGTAAGGTAGATATGGAATTTTGCCTTACCTGCCAATAAGTCCGTTGTGGTGTTTTCTTCCTCCAAGAACTCAACACGACCGCCCAATATCTTCTCTTCTGCCATTAAGCCGTTGAGCCAAATGTTAATACTCTGTGTTACGGATTCGATAAGGCGTTTATTCAACTTCTTATCAACCTTGCTCCACATTGATAGAATAACGGAATTTGCCACCCAACTAAACATACGGCTTACGCAATAGAAATAATCCGTAACATCTGTATTTGCCGGGTAGCAAGCTGTTTCATTACCCCAAGATACAAAACTTCCTGTAAGGTTTAATGCTGTGATAATTCCGTTTGAGTTGAGGTAGTTTGCCTTTACAAGGTCTAAAAGTACCTCTGTGCCGTCCGCAAGTGCCATTCCGTCAATCTGAATAGTCTTGTTACTTGCGGATTCGCACGGCGAACCTCCGCCTAAATCCTCTGTTGCATCTGTCTTTGACATAACGCCCGCCTGATGTACTGATGAATGGTAAATTTTACCGCCAAGTGTGTACTTGGGCCATGTAACAAGCTGTGACGGCTGTGTGATATTGTTATTATTCTTCCATGCCGGAACATCTGAATATGCCTTTACTGTATTGGTATCTGCGTCAATGATTGCTTTTCCTGTAAATAATCCGTTGATGTTCTCCGCCTTTGCTGCCATAATTGCAGCTACCTCCGAATCTGTAGAAAAGTTCGGTGCAAGGAAGAGTGTAGGGATAACGCCGTACTTAGGATATACGGAATCTACCAACTCAAAACCACTTGATTTATTGGTGTTTGTGTCATATCCTCCGATAATTTCCTTTTTTGTAACCTTACTAGGGTCAACAGAATTAAACTTAATATTAAGTCTTGCGTTGTCCGCTTTGATTTTTCCGCTTTCGATACGCTCCAATCTTAATACTCCGTCTGTATAAAAAAGGTCGTAATCTTCGCCCCTTGTGTATGTTTCTGTAAGTGAATCCTCGCCGTCATATCCCTTTACCTCTACCGTATCGCTTACTGCTTCATACGGTAACTCTGTAATTCCTCCGGCTAATGTCTTTTCTACTGTTTCTGCTCCTTTAAGGTGCTTTGCAGGGTCAAGGACATTAACCATAATAATAGGTCCATTGGAATACAGCTTAAATGATGAATAGATTTCCTCACAAATATCGTATTTATCCCATTCATCACTATATCCCATTGCTGCCACCGCTTCCGCATAATTGGAAGCATATACAGGCTCGTTTACTTTTCCGCCTACTGTATGTACCGGAGCAGTGCCTACAATGAGGTGTATACTGCTGTCCGCAACAACAGGTGTTGAAACGCTTGTAGCCTGTTTACTCGCTTTCGCTCCATGATAGTAATTGCTCATTTAACTTAATCCTCCTTTGGCTTTCTCATAAGGCTTAAAACATCATTGTAGTATTTATTTAATAATGTTCCTGCCATCTTTACTTTTGGTTTGCATACTGCAAGGCTCTCCGTTGCCACAATAAGCAATCTTACCTGTGGCAACTTCTCAATAGTCGGTTCTAAATACTTTTCAACTGCTTTTCTGCTTCCTGTAAAAATCGTATTTTCTACCAACCCGGTATTTGTTGTCGGTCCGATATAGATAAATCTTTCCTCTGTGGCGTTCGTATTTGCCGTTTCCTGCGGTTTTTCTGCTTCTGTCGTAGATTTTACCGCCTGTTCTGTTTCTTCCGCCTTTGTGGCTGTTTTGTTCGCTCTCGGCATACTTTCCAACCTCCTTTACTCTAAATAACGTCTTACATCCCTGTGAATCTGTGGTAACTCCCAAATTGTCATAAGTTCCCCGACTTGGTACAATTCCATGTTTTCATCATAGATAATTGTTTCTATCGGCATCTGACAGGAATAATGTTCATCTATTACCACATCCTCTAACAGGCTTGTTTCTATCTTTGTGACAAGGTTAAGGCATTGCATATAATTTTCGTTTTTATCCTCCGAAAATGTAACGCAAATAATACGCACCCTGCATATATTCTCTTCATCATCTACCTTTTTGGTAAGCAATTTAAGAAGTATGTAGGGTGCTGCTTTCTTTTCCTGTTCCTTGTTTGGTAAGTTCCCGATAAAAACTAACGGCGGTCGCTCTCCGGGGTCTGTTCCATTCTCCGGCACTCTTGCGATTAACCGCATATCTTTTACTTTATCTTCCATATAGGCTTTAAGTGCATTTAATAGGTCAACCGCTGTCATTAACTACCTCCGTTCAAAATTCTATCAAGTTCATGTTCCATACGGTTGTTGATTACTTCGTTTACCCTGTCCTCGACCGTCTTTAATACAACAGCGTTTTCTGCCATTCTTGGCACGGACGGACCATATAATTGCTTAATTTTTTCATTATGTTTTGTATCTGTATTTTCCTTTTTCTTGTTAAGTCTTCCGTCCATCCTCCAAGTGCCTTTCCTCTCATATATTCCTATATGTCCGTTTGGCATTTGTGCGGTAAATGCTTCCGCAAATTCTACTTGGCTTTCATCTCTTTTTACTGCTGCCTTAACAGGTGTTTTACCGTATGTTGCTTTCTGCGGTGCGACATTGTACTTAATAAGCGGAATAACCGTACCTGCGTACTCAATGCTTCCTATTAGTCCGTCACTCCGCATTTCAACCTTTTTATATCCAATATGTGAATACCTCGATATGACCGCCGGACTTACATAGTACACGCTCTTAATCTGCTTATTAAAAGCCGTCCGCCCTGCTGTCAATCCTCTTTGCATGGCAGGCTTTAATACTTTTTCGTCCGCTTTTCCCAAGCCGGACAAAATGGCGTGTAGCCTGTTGGTGGTTTCCTGTGATACTTCAATGTCTACCATTTATTCATCCTCCCCCACCAATTCAATAATAAGTTCGTTGTATTCTGTCGTTACCTCGGATATTTTATAC